GGAGTTGCATCGCCGTTGCCGCCCGCTGAGTAGTCGGGATTACTGGACCCGCCGCCGTTTGGGTAAATTGGCATAACGTGACTATGGGATTGAATGTCCGCTGTCAGGATCGAATACGAGCCGGTATTTTTGCCTGATCCGAAAATCGTAGAGAACGCCGTCGCGCCGCCGCTGGTCGCAACCCCGGAGACAACCCGCAACGCCTTGTTGTTATGGGTCGATTGCTTGGTCCATCCGGTCGGCGCGCTCGATTGCTGGAACAATTGCTTGGTTCCGGAATCCATGGAATCGCCGACCGATACAGCTCCCCACGCGGGGTTCTGGCCAGCACCGTTCGACTTCATGTACTGCCCTGATGTGCCCGCCCCGAGCCGCGCATAGTCGGTTCCGTTGTAGTAAAGCGTATCGCCTTGCGCGTCCGAGCCCATGGCGATCTTTGCGCCCGTGACGGCGTTCGGCGCGATCTTCGCCGTGGTCACCGCGCTGGCCTTGATGATCGCGGCCGAGACCGAGACGAGCCCCAGCTTGGAACCCTTCAACGTGCCGCTTGCCGACGTGAATATCGAGATCGACTTCGGCGCGCCGGATGCGTCACCGATCAGAATATTGCCGTCCGCGATCTGGTCCAGGGCGTTGAGCTCGGCCGCTGAGACCGTGACCGCGACGCCCGCGAGCTCGAACCCGGAATTTATATTCACGGTATCGCTTGCGAGCTGTAACGGGCTCGTCGTGCCCTCGCCATCGGAAACGGCGCGGGGCGTGCCGTCGATGCCCGAATTCGAATTCGAGACCTGTAACAGATCCTTGTAACTGTCCTGGGGCGTTTGGCCTGTCAGGGCTGCCATTAGATAAATCCTCCGCCGCGCTGATAGCTATAGGAATAAGAATGGAGCTCGGTCGGCTTGCTCGATTGGACCCGGAGCCCGAGACCGACCGCATAATCCGCGCCATTCATAGCGAACCAACCGTCGAACCTGGTCGTTTGCGATGCGATCCATGCGTCGGTCATGTTTTCCCATTGGGTCGTGATCGCTTGCCACTGGTCCTTGGTCGGTCCGAAAACCACGGATCCGAGCGCCGGTGTGGTTTCCTGGAAATTCAGTTGCGGCGCGATGCCGATCGAGAGCGTTTCCTGCCCGCCCAGAACCAGGTGAGCGGCCCCGAGATCCTTGATCGATTGGCGATCGCCCAAATATGAATATGCGGTTGCCAGGAACCCGTCGATCGCGCTCCCGTCATCGGTGTTTCCGGTGTCGGACTTGTAGATCTTGCCGTTCGAATGTCCGAAATACAGATCATTATTGTAAAGCGCGAACGTCCGACCGTTGATTGACTGGAACCGGGCCCATGCCTTCGTTGTGGTGTTCTGGACGTGCTGTTCCATTTGCGTCGCGGAAATCGGAACGTTGAACTGGATCCAGTTACCCTTGGGATATGTGACGATTTCCCAGCCGGTGTTTGCGCCATAGTTCGCAATGTCGCTGAGAACCTGGTCGCGGATCTTGTCGGAGATCATGCCCGCGCGATCCTGTCGGCCCTGGCCGATGATCTGCGCCATTGACGTGTAACCCTCCTCGGTGATCACCGCCAGGTCACCGCCGATCCGGGCGATGCCCCGGATATCGATCACCGCGCCGATCTTGTGAACGCCGATCAGGTTCCAGGTATTTACCGGATCGTCGCCCTGGTAAATGATCACTTCGCCGGAGCTCATGAAGAACACCGCGAGATCGAACCCCGCGCCGCCGCCGCCCCAGTTGGTCGTGCCGCCCTCGACGTTCCAGGTCGCCATGGCGATCAGCTTGCCGCCGAACTGTCCGACCCTGGAAAGCGGGAATTTGGCCAGCGAGCCGCCGATCGCGTTGGTCGCGGAATACCAGAAATCTTGCGTGTTATCCTGCCAATAGTAGGTTCTGGATTCGTGAACATGGAGCCCGATAAAGCTCCCGACGCCGCCGGAGATCCCGCTCGCGGAAACCGTCATCACCGAGACCGAGCTCCCGTCATATGTGAGCGGGCCGTCCGTGCCGTTGACCAGCCCCATCGCGCCGTTGAACATACGGACTTGCCACCGGTTCGAGCTGTACCCGGATCCGAGCGCAACGGCCGAGCCGCCCGCCGTGCAATTCCATAGCTTGCCACCGGCCCCGGCGATCATGCGCTGCGTCGCGCCATCGTGATATTCGGCAAGGGTATCAACCGCGCTGGTGGTTTGTGTATCGGCAAATTCCGTATGACCTCGACGCAAGACAACCTTGGAGATCCCCGGAAACCAGTTATCCATGGTAACCGCTTCGTCGTCTTTCATCAGCTCGAGGCTGTCGCGCTTGTTCCAGCCGGAGATAGGCGGGGGCATGGCCTTGATCGTCGGGGGCCGCGAACTCTCCTGGGCAATCGCCGCGATGCCGAACCGGGTGTTCCCGATCTTCGAAAAGCGTTGCGCTGGATTGACGGGTTGCCGGGCGCGGCTCCGACGCCTCGGAATAATGCTCGCTTGCCTAGCCAAAACCGGCCTCCGGGGTCTGAGCAACCGAGACCGGATCGATCTGATCCCCGCCGACCTGGAACCCCTGGCCGGATCCGCCATCCCTGGCGATCGCGAGCTCGAGCGAATCCTGGAAATCCGCCTTTGCCTCGAAATATGGCAAGTGCAGCGAGCTTAAAAACCGCCACTTGGCCCCGAGCTCGACCAGGCTTTCCTTGAATAGAACCGTATCGGTATCGAGCACGAACGCCGACGCCCGCGCGCCGGACGTCACGCAAAACCCGTTCGACATATAATCGAAAACCAGGGCCTCGACGGCGGTCGGCAACGGATCGATGTTCAATTGCTTGACGCCCGCCGTGGTGCCGTTGATTCGGAACTCTTTCCGGATCCGGCCGTTCGACGCAATGATCGACGATTTCCGAAGCTGCCAGGCTGAGGCATCCAGCCCGCCCCGCATCTGCCAGTAATTGGCTCGATCCCATGCGGTCTCGCCAAGCATGTAATCGTAATCGGACGGGAGCGGATAAACGGACGCCGACGAGCTGGTCGAAAACGTATGCTCGCGGACCATCACGTTCCAGCCGTTATCCGGCCTTTCCGAGATCTCGATACAGGCGCGAGTGACCACGCGGAGCAACCGCTTTGCCGTGTCTTCGGTGTTGGAAATGATCGAAGTCGGCGGAACAACGCCGACCTCGTTTGCAACATTCGTGCAAATGGACAGGAGGGTCATAACGCCCTCCTGATATTGCCTAATTCATTGTGCCCGTGCGCATCATGGGCCCATGTAATTAGGGGGACCGGCGGGTGTTTTCATCGACCCGGATCTCGGATCGAATCCCGCGCCGCTTTCCAAGACGCCTTGAAACAACGGCCGTTGCGCTGGTGCCGTACTTGCGAAACGCCTTCTTGAATGTCCGAACTCTGCTGGATTCACTCGCCATTTGCGCTTTCCCCTACTGCTCGCCTGGTGCGCTTCGGTCGAGCGGGAGTATCGTCGGACGCTTCAATATTTGCAAGCCTTCCCTCGAGGGCCCCAATCTTGTCGCGCAGCTCCTCGTTCTCGGCCCGTAAATTTTTCATGTCGGAAATCGCCGCGTTGTTCATTGCGCCTTCTTTTGCCAGGTCGATCCAGTTTGCGGCCTTGGCGACCAGATCCCGCCCGCCCGGTCCGAGATTTTGTATTTCCGAATCCCCGAGCCCCGCCAGGTTCTCGATCGTGAAAACGTTCAAATGCTCGAGCATGGCGACCTGGGCGCGGCCGAGCCACGGGGCCTCCTTGACCGGCGTCCCCTCGGTGATCTCCCCGTCCGTGCGATTGGAGAAAGCGGCCCATTGGTTCGGAAACCGTTTCTTGTCCTCCTCGGTCACCGGACGGTCCACCACGTCCTTGTTATTTCCGGGGATTATGATCTCGACGAACGGATGCTCGTCATAGATCGGTCGGCCCTCGGCCTTGCTTTTCGCGCCGTTATACTTTGCTTCCTGGCGGAAAATCGCGATTGCATTATCTTCGTCAGCCATTGGCTTGCTCCTCGATATTATCCATCAATTTCAATTCGGCCGCGTGGATCCGGTCGCCTTCTCGAATAACCTCGGCGAGCGCCCCGTCTCCATGTACCTGCAACCTGATCTGCGATTGCCAAGCGTCCACCATTTCCTTGAAGTCTTCAACCTGGCGCACCATCCAGCCAGCGCACCGAAATTCCCGGTTGCCGATGTGCAACGGGATCGATGCCCCGAGATCCTGGTCGTTGAGGGTTTGCTTATAGGCATGGTGTTTACCGTCCGGCCATATGCAGCTATCGAAACCATACAGGTGAAAATTTCGAAATCCTAGGTACATCGCGATGGCGAAACATTTCATCCCGACCGTGGTCCCGCCCTGGATAACCGGATGCTCGACGCCCGCCTCGGTGAAGAACGCCGCCCAATCGATCCCGGATTGAGAATGCCAGATAAACGTCTGTTGATCTTTCAGGGCGTCGAATATGCGCGGATCGCATTGGCTCGCGATAAAATACGAGACGCCGTTATGTGGATTCGCGACCATGGCCACGTTGCGGTCCTCGGCCCGTGAATCGAGCATAACCATGGCGTCCGGGATAATCCCGTTCTTGATCAGAAAATCATGGGTTCCGTTCATGGCCATGACGGACGCGCCGCGCCGCTGTCGTTTCCGGATGTTGCCGATCTGGCGGGATAGGCTTTTGCCGCCCGCGACAATGCAGAGATCGAGATCGTTCGGCTGTCCGGGTGGCGGGTGCGGCAATCCGCGCGCCAGGTTGGTTCGAACATGGGATTCGACCTGTTCCATTTCGGAATTGAGAACCGTCTTTGAGAATATCGGCTCGCGGCCGTCCGTTGGCGCGTGCCAGGCTTCCGGGAGAATGAAGCGATCGGCCTCGGCCTCGACGAATTGCAGCCCAAGCCACTCCGCGAGCTCTTGCAGCCCCGAATAGTCGCGATCCCGAATGATCGCCTCCGGATAGATCGATCGCAAATTCTCCTCGGGAACGGCTTCCGCCAGCGCCTCGAGCCGGTCGTAATAGGCTTGAAGCCAGTTTTTCCAGAATTCGAAATCCGGGGAGTGCTGGCGCATGAACTCGGTCCGCAAGCAACTGGTTATGATATCAGCATCCTTGCGCCGAATGATCAGCCACTTGGCCTCGGGGAAGGCTTTAAGCCACGCGGGCCATAGGAGCGTCAGCTTGCAATCCTTATACAGCCACGGCCCGCCGGTATAGCCTTCCATCATCATGGAGCCCGCGATCGCCGATCGCATCCCGTCCACGCTCAACTGTTCCGTTGACGCCAGGGTCGGGAGCTCCATGACGCCCGCCGGATCCCCACCGAGCTGAACGAGCTGGCGCTTGGTGATCGTCTCCCTGATCCCCCAATTCTCAAAGAACCCGCGTGGATTGGCGGGCCCGCCCGCGACGGTGTGACCGGTCCACATTCCCATTTGATCCAGGAGCCCGGCGATCAATGACGTCCCGGAGCGCGGCGCTCCCAGGATCAGGAGCGGTTGCGCTGGTGGTTCGCTGGCCGTGTTATCCATTTTCCAAAACTCCATAATTCCGCCGAGCGTCATCCAGGAAGCCCTCGGGGACGGGCGGACATATCCCCACGGTGACCAATTTCTCGAGCGATCGGACGGAAGCGAATTCCGCCCGGTATCCGTACTCGTATTCGATCACATTGCCCCACATATCAACCGACCCAATGACGCCGATCTCATACGGCCATTGCAGATCCACTTGCTCCGGCCGCTTGTATGCGTTGACGCCGGACATTTCGCGGGAACTCGGCTCGCCTTCCATGACTTTGTGGGGCAACCAGCGCGTCCCCATCATGGGGCTGTAAAGGATACCCGCGCGGAGCTCCCAATAGCGCCAGCCTACGAGCTCGCC